GCCATAAACTTGCATTACATAATCGCCGCCTCCAGCCGCTGCGGCTTGGGATAACCACGCTGAACCATTGGAAGTGAGGACATTACCTGTGGTGCCGGGGGCTACAAACTTCACTGCGCTTGTGCCGTTACCAATCACCACGTTTTCAGCGGTTAGCGTTGCTGCGCCTGTTCCACCTGATCCAGCAGGCAGGGCGTTTGCCAGAGTTACTACTTGCGTAGTGTTGATTGTTACTGCCGTGGTAGCCGTGCCACCAGCAGTCGTGGTTTGCAGAACTAACGTGCCGTCGTCGCCGCCAGCCGTCTTTAGGCCAGTCGTACCCGAAGTTACGCCGTTATCTGAGATTATTGTTGAAGTGGGCATTTCTTACTCCTATCTAAATTTTACGACCCAGAAACTACTGGCTCTGGTTGTGGGTAAGGCTCGACTAAACTTTGGATAGCAGCAGAGTTGCTCACCCCAGCCAAAACTTTTTGTGTTCTCTCATAGTGCCAAGTTGGGGCCGTGCTCATAATAAGAGCGGATAACTCATCGCCAACCGGGTATGTGTTGTCATCTTTAATAGGCAGGTCTAATGCAAACTCTTGTGAATATTGACCATTTGCAGAGTAATACTCTATAGAGATCTGACCAAAGGCTGCGTTAAAACTTCTAATCTTGTACTGTAGAGACATTTTAAATTCCTTATGAAATTCCACCGTTTCTGGTGCCAGTATTTATGTAGGTAATAAATGGATTGCCGCTTATTGCATATCCGCCTGCACCGCCGCCGCCACCACTACCAAACATTGGGGCGTTGGAACCCGGACTTCCAGAACTTCCACTACTCCCGTAGGTTCCACCAGCACCGCCCGGGCCACCAAGATTTCCCACAGCACTTGTAGACCCCGGACTACCGGGAGTGGGTGCAGTTAATGAAGTAGCGCCAATACCGGGGCCACCAGAACCACCCGGAGCGGGATACCAATTACCGGAATCTGGATCAAATCCTACAGCGCCCCCACCACCGCCACCGCCGCCACCGCCACCAGCGATTCTGTTTAAATTATTTACGGTGACAGCACGCTGAGTTAAAAATGCTCCACCAGCAGCGGTGCCTGCTCCGCCGGGGTTTGCAAATCCAGTTCCAGCAGGCCCACCGTTACCACCACCGCCACCACGTCCAAGAATTACACCGTTATTAACTACAGTAATAGTATCTGCGGGGTTAAATGCGGACGGTACTGTAAATGCGGCTGTTCCAGTAGACGAACTATAAACAATTGCTGCGGGGCCAATTGTTACCGTGATTTCAGAGTTTCCTGCAACATAGGTTGGGCCACGGTTTGCGTAAACGTCATAGTTTGCTGTATTGGATGTGATGGAAAGATTAATAACTGTCTTCCCAGCACCGCCGCCAACAAACATTAACTGAATACCACTCATGTCACGTTTCCTGTAATAACGCAAACAGTGCCAGAAATAAACAAGATAGTACAAACACCCCTAGTGGCTAGAGTTACAGAAGCCTTATCCGAATCTGTACCAGCAATGTAAGCGGTTGTAATTGTGCAGGTAATAGTAATGCCACCAGAAGTATTATTGAAAATTGATATTGCATCGCCCTCGGCAAAAGTAGCGTCTGGGATTGTGATCGAACCACCAGAGCCAACTTGTACGTACTCACCAACATCTGCTGTAGTTAAAGTATATGAACCGGTTTTAGTCCCGACGGGGGGTATATTTCTGTACCCAACAGTAGATGGAAAGGCTGTAATTGCACTTGCGCCAGTTAAAACTGTTCCTGTTTCATCAGGAAATGTAACCGTTCTATTGGACGTAACTGCGGCTGGGGCGGTTAACTCAACATAGTTAGTGCCGTTATCCGTGTCTTCTGCAAGCCGTACACGACCCTGCGTAGTAGATGTGCCCCCAACCGCAATTAGGCCATCACCATTAATATCTATTGCCATGTTCTGCTCCTTACAGGATTAACCAGCGCTGACCAGACGAGACCGTAATAGTCACGCCAGATGCAACAGTTATTGGGCCAACGCTCAAACCATTCTCACCACTAGCGATTGTGTAACTTGACGATGCCGTGGTTTCATTAATAGTGATCGCACCACCAGCCTGACCGCCACCACCAATGCTTCCCCAAACACCCGCCGCATACCCCTCAAACTGATTTAATGAAGAGTTGTATCGGAACATACCGTTTACTGGGGAACCGCTTCTGTCACCGGTTGCGCCTGCTGGCACCTTGATCTGACCCGTACCGGAAAACGTACCATCGCCGGTAGAGGTAAACGAACTGAATGTGGGGGCTACGAAGTAATCCGAAGCCATGTTGATATTCGTGCCGTCGTTGTATACAAACGCTGTCTTGCCGTTCGGGACGGTCACTGAGTTACCAGCAATAATCACCCGGATTGACTGACCGCCCGTAGTGTTGTTCTGTATTAAGTATGGCTTCTCAATCGCAGGGACGATCAGGTCTCGGGTAACGGTTAGTGACACCCCGGAAGTGACGTTTAGTACAAAGTTACGGGCTACCTGAGTGGCGTTGGTGTCCGTAAGAGTCAGGGTTAGATTGGCATCAGAGGTAAAGTTTGCCGTAGCCCTACCAACAATTGCTTCTTCAAGGGCTGTGCCAAGATTTACGTTAGTAACAGTACCCCAAGCCCCGGAGTTTTCTCCGGTTGCCATTAACTGAATCTTAAGGTCTGAATATGTACTTGCCATTTGTTACTCCTATGCCGCTATCGGCATCCAATTTGGTGTTTGAACATCATTAACTAACTGCCAATTCGGGTTCTGGTTGGGGTTAATTTTACTCCAGATCAGAACTTTTCCGGTACGTCCTTGCGCTTGAACCCCAGTTACAGGCACTAATACCGGGATACTTGCTATTACATTATTTAATAAAACTGTAGCCTGTTGCCCTACTAAGTAGACGTTAGCCGAAGTTACTTCTTCCGTTTGCCCAAGTCCACTGGTGGCTTCAACCCCAGTTAAAAATATTAAAATCCCTGTCCGGGCTTCCCCGGTCTGTCCTACTCCTTGAACACCATTTAAATAAACATTTGCCTTGCCAACTACCGCCGCCTGCCCAACCTCTCCAACACCTTCAACCCCATTTACGTAATAAGCAGTCCGTTGGGCTACCTGTCCAACCTCACCCGTTGCTTCTACGCCCGTAACATCTACAAGCGCCCCACCTTCTGCCTCTTCTTGCCCAAGTGCTCCAGTGCCAACAACGCCTGTTACATAAACATTAGCCTCTCGGCTTTCATCAACAGTCCCAACTTCTCCTGTACCCTCAACTCCTGTAACCGGTACAAAAATAATTATCTGGATGGCGCTCTGACCAAGCGCTGTATCTCCTTCAACTCCAGTTAAAAATACATTTACTTCACGACTTTCATCGACAGTCCCAACTTCTCCTGTGCCTTCCAAACCAGACACAAGGACGTTAGCCGCAGTGCTTACTACTTCAGTTCCAACTTCTCCCGTACCTTCCAACCCAAATACAGGAGCGTTAGCCGCAGCCCTTACTACTACCGTCCCAACAAATCCATCACCATGAACACCGGTTGGGGATACGTTAGCCTTAGCATCTACTTCTTCCTGCCCTAACTGCCCGTTACCCTGTACTCCGGTAACGTAATAAGCAGTACGTTGTGCTAACTGTCCAACCTCACCACTACCTTCAACACCCGTAACAGGGACATTTGCCGCAGCAGAAACTAAAGCCTGTCCAAGATCTACCGTGTGCTGGAACCCAGCAGGCTCAACCTCAGCACCCGCAGCGACTCCAACAGGGTCTAACTCAGCATGAGCCTCTACCCCACTGAGATAAACATTGACCCTACCTACAACCGTGGCAGTGCCAGTCTCACCAGTCCCTTCTACCCCTACTACATAAACATTTGCAACCTGATTAAATGCAACTGTCCCAACTTGCCCTGTAGCCTCTAAACCGGTTACAGGTACAGACTTACCAATCGTTATTGCTACATTGCCTACCTGCCCAGTCGTGACGACACTAGCGAGAAGAACGTTGACATCAACCTGCCCAACGCCCCACTCACCGTGCCCCCATCTACCTTCGCCCCAAGCAGGCATCTAAGACTCTTAGGCGATGCGGATAATCGCATTTGATGCATCATTGGTTGGGAAGATGATGGTGAAGTCACCGTCCGAAGCCGTTTTGTCTGCACCAAAGTCCAACACACAGACCGATGCATTGGTCAGCGTGGTATTAGCGTTGCTGTTTGCCGAAGGAGTGCTGTTATAAATCAGCGCACCACGAGCCGTGAAGTTGGCGTTCGTGAATGTCTCATCAGAAAAGTCAGTAAAGCCTGTACCAGTGTTGGCGTTAATGTTGGTTGTGCCTACACCCGTGTTGGTCAAAGCCTGACCGCCAGCCGAATAGTTAGTACCGGAAGTACCAACTTCGTTAGAAGCGGTGTAAGCAGTTGTATTTGCATCCAGAGTTGCTGAGGATGTATACAGAGCGAGTTTAAACGTGTCTGCACCAGCATCAGCAGACGGACGGAAATCATGAACACCAAGCAGAAGTTCTGCTTTGAAAGAGGTGGTCATCGCTTGGGTAATCGCCATTTGTGGCTCCTTTACTCATCTAAAAGTTTAATAAACTCAGGATGTCCTGCTTTCCTGAACTTGATAGCCAACGTCGTATGGTGCGACTTAATGGCTTCCTTCATATAAAACACCAAAACCTGACGGATTTGATTTCTAAACGCCTCTGCCTGATCCCGAATGGCAGGATGCGTCTGAGAACCTACAGAAATAATTTTGTCTAGCGCTCGTTCTGCAACTTCCTCGGGGGTAAACCCTCGACCTTGCGTTGTAAGAACTTTGACATTTGAGCCTCCTAAAAGGAAGGCTACTTCGCTCATTGTGCTCATCTAACTGGATACCTCGCTTGTTCAGTTCTATACATATCTTGACGGTCTTTGCCTTCACCAAGTTGTTTCAACATGGCAAGTGCTTCATTGTAACGGGATATGTAAGTATCGTTAACATCCTTCTCACCCTTCATAAAGGTATACGCTTCAAGCAGGGAACCGTACAGTAGGGCAGAGTCAAAGTTGGTGCCAAGCCAAGTCGTGCCAGATGTGACAATAGACGGTGGATATGCGTAGTAATGCAACTCCATGTTGTAATCCGCATCGGGGGTCGGCCCTAAGATAAATGTGTTCTCGTCAAAAATAGCGTAGTGAGTGGGAGCACCTGTATCGGTAGGACTTGGAAAAGACTCTCGAATAAACTCAACATCCTTGTTTAGCAGGTATTCCTGTGAGCCACTTGGATCAATCCGAGCCAACGAGAACGTAGCAAGCCAGTCTGTGGGAGTAGTTAAGAATCTGTTATTAGCCGTACAGTTTCCTGTCACGTTTTCCCGGGCAACTGGAAGTTGAACGCTATTAAAGATCCTTTGTTCAGCCTGCCGGATAAACGTGTCAATCTGATCTTTAGTGAGAAAAGATGTCGTCGAAGCCGTTGTGGTTGCGACTACCGTATCTGGAAAGTCGTTTTCACAATACGCCTGAATAGTCTGAAATAGCGTCGAGTAGTTCATTTATCCCAACTTTGTGCTGGAGTTAGTGCCTTTAGTAGCCGCGCCCGTACCCCGAGTCTTTACAGTCTGAGTGCTTGGGATGGCATTGGGGTAGCCGTTAAAACCAAAAGACGCCTCATTACCTTTTACGGCAATACTGCCCTTGGCTACTGCGCTTGACCCCGGCTTGTCTTTTTGGGGCTTAACGTACTTGTTGTCATCTTTTGCCATGATTAGATCCCTGTCTTTTTAGACGGCGCACGCATCGGGCTGCGCTGGTTCATAACTTTAGCCATGTTCCGACCATATTTCATCATGTCGGCGTTGGTTTTACCACCAGCCCGCATCTTCTTTACCCCGTGCATTTTTTTCTCGTGTGACTTAACTTCGGCCCTAGCCACCCTTTTCATTGCTGTCTTTTCCATCTTCAACTC